ACCCAAAAATCAGCGACGGAAACTGGTAAGTTTGCTGAGGGTGGGGAGGGTACCCCTGCACCCATACCGGCGACCCATCGCCGTCCAGCGCCGATTTACACACAGGGCATTTTTGAAAGGGGTGGCAGTGGCATGAAAATGAAAAGCATCACGGCAAAGGGCAGCCGGATAGAGCAGCTCAAGGAGCTTGCAAAAGTGCTCGCTGCCGCAATTGATGCGTGCATAAACCCGAAGGCGCTTCCGGCTATGGCGAAGCAGTACCGGGAAACGATACGGGAGATCGAAGAAATAGAGGGGGTGAGCGCCGATGGAGACGAGATCAGCGAAATCCTCACGAGCCGCGAAGCCGATGGGAAGCCAGGAGCCGTCCGAAAGAATCGCGCCTGAGTATGCAGCAAGCGACGGCATGGACGCGGTGAAGCTGCTGCGCGTCGGCGGCACGGTGCTCGACCCATGGCAAAGCGACATCATGGATGATTGGCTCGGCCGCACATCGTCCGGCAAATGGGCAGCCCCCACAGCAGGCGGCAGCGTGCCCCGGCAGAACGGCAAATCGCTTTTGGTACAGGGGCGCGCGGAAGCCGGTATGCTGATGTTTAACGAGACGGTGATCTACACGGCGCATCTGCAAAAGACCGCGACGGAGACGTTTGAAGAAATGCGCGATTTTTTCGAGCACCCGAAGCTTAGGCGGTATGTTGCCGAGATCAAAACGGCGCTCGGGCGCGAACAGATCGTGCTGAAAAGCGGTGCGCGCATCAAGTTTCTGGCGCGAACCCGCAACGGCGGACGCGGTCAGCACGGCGACCTTTTGATCTTTGACGAGGCGCAGGAGCTGGACGAGACCGCGCAAGGCTCTTTTTTGCCTGCAATCTCTGCGAGCTTAAACCCGCAGACCGTTTACGTCGGCACGCCGCCAGGGCCCGATGCTGTGGGCACGGTATTCCGAGGTTTACGTCAACGTGCATTGGATGGTGAGGCGAAACGTGCAGCATGGTTTGAATTTTCCGTGCCGGAGATCGGCGACGTGACAGACCCGAAGCGATGGGCGGCAACAAATCCGGCGCTCGGGCGGCGCATCCAGTTTTCCACCATTGAGGGCGAAGCGGAGCAGCTCGACCCGGATACGTTTGCAAGAGAACGCCTCGGGTGGTGGAGCCCGGTAGCGGCGGAAAATTTAGATTATGCCATTGACCGCAGAGCATGGGAAGCCTGCGCGAGCGTTGATGAAAAGCCCGAGGGCAAGACCGCCTACGGCGTGAAATTTGCTGCGGACGGTTCGGCGGTGTGTTTATGCGGCGCGGTGATCCCAAAGGAGGGACCGGCACGCGTGTCGCTCATCGAGATGCAGCCCTCGGGGCGCGGACTTGTTTGGCTGGTGGACTGGCTTTCCACCCGGTACGACCGCGCGAGCTGCGTCGTCATCGATGGGCGCAACGGGGTGGACGTGCTAGTCGAGCGCATCAAAGGTGTTTGGCGGGCGAAAAACGCCGTCATACGCCCGGGCGTGAAAGACGTGCTCGCGGCGGTGGGACTGTTTACAAACGCCGTGAACGAAAACGCGCTGACATGGTACAAGCCGCAGGAGGCGCTGAACGAAAGCGCTGTGACGGCGGTCAAGCGCCCAATCGGCGGCGGGTACGGCTTCGGCGGCGAGAACAGCTTACCCGTGGAAGCCTGCGCCCTGGCACTCTGGGGTGCGAAGACCTGCAAGCGAGACCCGACGCGGAAAATGAGGATTGGATAGAGGTGAGACGATGATAACTTTGAATATCGGCACGGTGCCGGGCTTGAGCGCAGACGAACAGCAGAAGCTCATCGAGCTGCAAAACGTGTTTGCCTATCACCAGAGCAAGAACGACACGAAAGACAAATATTACGAAGGACATATCGAGCTTAGCGACGTGAACCTCGGCATCGCTTTGCCGCAGGGTTTGAACAAGCTGAAGGTCGGCTGCAACTGGGGACAGAAAGCGGTGGATGTGCTTGCCGCGCGCAGTATGTTCGACGGATTTGTCGGCACGGCAGGCAGCTTGGGTGGGCTTTCAAAACTTGTGCAGGATAACAGGCTCATCGCGGAGTACGGTAAGGCGTGCCGCGACGAGCTGAAATACGGCTGCGTGTTCGCGACGTTTTCCGCCGATGCAGATATTGGCTGCAAGATACAGTTTCATTCGCCCGCGACTGCGGCGGCACTTTGGAACGGAGAAAAGGGGCGCATCGACTGCGGGCTTGCCATTATCGACACGATACCGGACGAGGAATACAGCAACGAGTGGGTGCCGAAGCTCGTCAACATGTACACAGCCGATGCGGTACTGGTGCTGCACCGTGAGCGCGACGGCTGGCGCGTGCAGCGCATGATGCACCGCATGGGTCGCCCGCTGATGGAGCCGATGATCTGGAGTGCGACGAGCGACAAGCCGTTCGGGCGCTCTCGACTGAAAAAGCCCATTCGTACTTTGATTGACGATTATATCCGCACAGTGGCAAACGCGACGATCGCGCTTGAGTTTGACACGACCCCGCAGAAGTACATTTTGGGCGTGACGGACGACCAGTATGACGCGATTGTATCGGATAAATTTAAGCAGTACGTGGGCAGCTTGCTGGCGGCCACCAGCAACCCGGAGACCGGTGAAAACCCGGTATTCGGGCAGCTGGCCCAGGGCAATTTAAGCCCGCATACCGAGAAAATGCGGATGACCGCCACCCAGTTTGCGGCGGCCACAGGCCTGACCGTGACCGATGTGGGCGTTGTGAATGACGCCAACCCCACCAGCAGTGACGCGATTTTGGCGCAGAGCCAGACGCTCGTTTTGCTCGCCCAGCAGCTCAACACCGGCAACGGCGACGCGCTGCGGACGATCGCGTGCATGGCGCAGGCCATTGCGCAGAACAAGATGCTTGACGAGCTGACGGAGGAAGAAAGCGGCATCATGGCGCACTTTAAGAACCCGGCGATGCCGAGCGTGGCGGTGACAGCGGATGCGGCGATCAAGATCGCATCGGCACGGCAGGAATTTGCGAGCACCGACACGTTTTTGGAGATGATCGGCTTTGACCAGGCAGACATCCGGCGTATCAAGTCGCAGGAGCAGCGCGTGCGCGGGCAGCAGCTTTTGATGGAGTTGAACGATGAAGCAGATACCGTCGAAAGCATGGCTTAGTTACATAGGCAAGCTGCGTCGGTTAAACACCACGGTTGCAAACTGTATACAGGCGTATGTAGATCAGTATGGCGTTTCTGACAGCCAGAAGCTCATAGATGTTGCGTATGGGCTTGTGACGAAGTACGGCGAAGGCAGCGCAGCGCTTGCGAGCGAAATGTATGACGCGCTCGCAGAGCTTCAGGGCGCGCACGTGCCTGCGGCAGAGCCCGCAGAGACTGCCGAGTACGGCGAAGTGGCACGCATGGTCAACGCGACAAAAACCAGCACGCCGCAGCTCAAAAGCGGGGTGAGCCGCCTTGTAAAGCGTGCCGGAGCCGACACGATGCTGAAAAACGCTTTGCGCGACGGCACCGAATTTGCATGGGTGCCGAACGGCGACACCTGCGCGTTCTGCATGACGCTGGCCTCCCGTGGGTGGCAGCGGGCGAGTAAGAAAGCCATAAAAAACGGGCACGCAGAGCATATCCACGCGAACTGCGACTGTACATACGCCATTCGGTTTGACCCGGAGGTGAACGTG